GATTATCCGGGGGGCGGAGGCGCGGGCCTGGCGCTTCTTGCGTTGGCGGGCGGAGGTCATGCGGGGGACTCCTCGGGTTTGAACGGGCCGGTCTTAGTTTCTTCCCACCAGCGCCAGACAGCCTCAGCCGTGTCCATGCGGAACGGCTCGGCTCCCTCCGACGCCGTGACCATGTTGCGCTCGTAGATGGCGTATTGAATGTCCGACCCGAAGGCGTCGCGCACATCGGGGTCATCGCACCGCTCCTCAAGCTGGCGGATCAACTCCACCGTGACCGGCGAATGGCCGAGGCTGAACTCGGGGTTTCCATGCTCGGCCGCCAGTTTCTCCATGGCGGTCTCGGCCGCGTGCTGGGCCCGCACAGCGTCGAAACCCCGGATAAACTGTTCCTTGGTGATCTTCATTCTGCGGTTTCCTTTTCGGCCTGGGTCTGTGCTTTGGCCTCCGCCTCAATCGCCCGGGATACCGCGTCGGCGGCGTCCATAAGCGCAAAGCGGAGGGCCGATCCGATACCGGCGGCGGTGATCCGCGCGACGATCTCGGTCTGAATCGTGAGCAGGGTCATGCGGCCCGCGCCATTTGCTGTGCCGCCGGAACCGACAGGCTCACGATCACCGTGTTAACGTTGGTGCCGCTCTCCGCGAACGAGCCGGCCGGGAGGTCAAAGAACCGGCCCCCGAACCGCTCAACGGTCGCGCGGAAGTCGGTCGTCTTGCGGTCATCGCGGAACTCCGCCCCGGCCGACATAACCGCAACCAGCCGCCCGCCGGGCTTTAAGAACCGCATGGCGTGGGTGACGTGATCGACGTCCCGGCCGCGGTCAAACGGAGGGTTCATCACGATCCGGTCAAACGTCCCGAAGGCCTGGGGCGAGAGGTCGAGGAAGTCCTCGCCGGTGACACGGGGAAAGCCAATGCCGCGGAGATGCGCGACGTGTTGGGACTGTATTTCAACGCAGGTGACGGCCCCGCCGTTCTCGCGCGCCAGCCGGGCCAGCGCGCCGCGGCCAGCGCTCGGCTCTAGCACGGTCATACCATTAGCGATCCGGGCCTCTTCCATCACCCGCGCGCCAACCGTCGCCGGGGTCTCGAAGAACCCGAAGGCCTTGGCCGGCGTCCGGTTCGGCTCGTGTTCAACGTCGGCCGCGTCGGGGGCGACACCCAGGGCCGCGCCGTAATACTCGGCGAGGATGCCGTTTGCCTTCTGGACCAGATCGTCCCGCTTGAACCAGATATGCGCGTTCCCGTTGCCATAGACCTTGACCCGGAAGTAGTCACTTACGGCCTCGAAGGGCTGGAGCTTCATGTTCCGGGAGCCCATCCGCTGCTCGTCAATCGCGCCGACGATTCCGGCGTAGCGTTCGGGCTGTTCCTTGCCGTCGAGGACAAAAAACACACGCTCAACGTCACGGAGCGCCTCGTCCTGCCGGGCGTAGCGGTTCCAGCCGCCCCAGAGTGGATCGAGGGCGCGAGAGAATACGATCCGGCCGCCGATCTTGAACCCGTCGTGGGAGCGGAAACGGCGGTCTAGCTTGGCGAAGGCCAGCGCCAGGCCGCGCTGGAAGATCATAGGCGCGTCACCGGCGAGGCGCTGGAAGGTCGCCCAGACGTTCGCTGCCGTGGCCGGGGGCGGATCGTCCGCCAGCTGTTTGCGGAAGGTCTCCCGCTCGGTCCGGTCCATCAGCCGCTCAAGGCCGGACGCCATTACGAGGTGGTTCCACATTCCCCGGTCGACTTGCTTCGTGGCGGCCTCGATGAACTTGTCGCGGTCCTTGGGCGCCGAGAACGTGGCCTCGGTGCGATAGCTGCCGGTCCCGAGATTGAACCCCGGGCCGTAGGGCTGGACCGTCGCCCGGCCGTGCGCTTCGCTCGCGGCGGCCAGCGCGTCAAAGGCGGCGGCATATCGCTCGATGGCAATGGTTCGGTGCCCTTCAAGCTCAATGACTGTCGCGCGGGGGACTAGATCGCTCATGCTGCTTCTCCGGTTTGTTTGAGGGCGGCCCCGTCGTTTGCCGCTGCGACCGCGATGGTAACCGAGTTCCGCTCCGCCCATCCGGCGAGGGACTTGGCGAGGGCTGCGGCCACGGCTGGCGTCCGGGCTTCAAGCCTCCGGGCCTCGGGTTCCCATCGGCAATAGTGGTCAACCCAGCGGCGGGCGAAGTCCTCGTCGGTAGCGTGGACGATGCTGGCCCGGACCTGGGGGGCGTTGAAGGTCGAGGGGGCCGGGGCGGATTCCTCCGCGGCCGGCGCGGCGTATTCTTTCCAGCGGTCGGCGTTGAGAACCACGGCGGCCCCGTTGGCATACTGGCCCCCGTCCTTCGTGCTGGCGGGCAGGGCGTAGAAGTTCTGGACCGCCGCCCAGATCGCCGAGGGTATCCCGCCGCGTTTTAGCGCGCCGGTCAAAGCCCGCTGCACGTCCGGCGCTGTGGACCGCCGCTTCCCGTCGACGACCGGCTGGGCCTTGTGGATGCGGTCAACCAGGGCGGGGAAAGCGCAACCGGCCCCGGCCGCGATCTCAAGGGCTTTCGCAAACGGCTTGGCGTTGAACGCTTCGCCCCCTTGGGGGTTAGGGGGTTCTTTCTTGTCTTGTCTTCTCTTCTCTAGGGCAGTAACCGATTGATTTCCGGCGTTATCGGTGTCGAGAAGTGGCAAGTTCTGTCCGACATCCGCCGACTTCTCCCCGACTTCTCCCGACTTCTCCTCGACTTTTGCTCTGCCGGAGCGGGTCGGTGCGGCACCCTTGACGGCGGTGCGCTCGGCCTCGAAGGCCTCATCCGAGACGTAGGTGCGCGAGCCCTCGACGAAGGTAATCAGGCGACCCGTTTCGATCAGGCGGTTGAGGATCGGGTTCAGCTTCTGGACGGCGCAGCCGCACCAGTTGGCGATGAATCGCCGGTCATCCTCGATAGGCCGCCACGTCGAATAGAGGAGGTCCAGGACGGTGTTATAGACGCCCCGCTCCTCAAGGCTCAGGCCGATCATGCCGGACAAGGCCTTGCTAGGATCGCGGCGATAGAAGTTCTCGCGTTTGCTCATTCCCCGCTCCCGTAGCTAAAGCGCCCGCCCTGGGCCTCGTAATCGGCCTCCCGCGCGAGGTTCCCGAACCGGGTCGTGTCGTCGTCAAAGGAGAGGCGGACGGTGCCGATGGGGCCGTGGCGCTGCTTGCCGACGATCACCTCCGCTTGGCCTTGGGCCAGCGTCATGGCGTCGGTCCATTCGAGGTGCCCGGCGCTCCCCGGCTTGGGTTCGGATCGGGCCAGATAATAGGCCTCGCGATAGACGAACATCACGCAATCCGCGTCCTGCTCGATGCTTCCCGACTCCCGGAGGTCCGAGAGCATAGGGCGCTTGTCGTCCCGGCTTTCGACCTGGCGGGATAGCTGCGAGAGGGCGATGATCGGGATGCCCAGCTCCTTTGCCAGCGCCTTGAGCGCCCCGGTGATCTCCGACACCTCCTGCGTCCGGTTGCGCTGGCCCCGCCCGTCGCCGGTCGTGCAGAGCTGGAGATAGTCGACGATCAGGAGGTCTAGGCCCTCCCGGCGGTGTTGCCGGCGGACGCGGGCGCAGAGCTTGGCGATATGGATTCCGCCCGTCTCGTCGATATGGAGCGGGATCGACCGGATCAGGTCGCGGGCCTCGCGGATGCGGCCGAAGTCCTCGCGGGTGATGTAGCCCTTCCGCATCTTGTCGGAGGAGACCCCCGAGGCGTCCGCTAGGATGCGCTGGGCCAGCTGCTCCTTCGACATTTCCAGCGAGGCAAACATGACCCGGCCGCCCGCGATTGTCCGGCGGCCGTGGGGCGCGTCCGGGTCGGCCTCGGCGCGATAGGCCCGGGCGATGTTGAACCCGATGTTGGTGGCCAGCGCGGTCTTGCCCATAGAAGGGCGCCCGGCGAGGATCAGGAGATCGGAGGGGTGAAGGCCGCCGAGCTTCTGGTCGAGGTCGATCAGGTCCGTGGCCAGACCCGAGAGCTTGCCGTCCCGCTTGAAGGCGGCCTCGATCATTTCCATCGCGCCATCCAAGGCGTCGGAGAAGGCGAAGACCGCCTTGGCCTGTTCCCCGGACTCCGCCAGCGTGAAGAGGGCGTTCTCGGCCGCCGCGACGTGATCCAGCGCGGGCTTTTCGGGGTCGAGCGCCTCCGCGCCGATCTGGTCGGCGATCCGAACGAGGTCGCGGCGCGTGGCGAGGTCCAGGATCGAGCGGGCGCAGTCTATCGCCACGCGGGGGGCCGGGGCCTTGTCCAGCAGCTCGAAGAGATAGGCCGGGCCGCCGAAGTCGGGGAAGGCGGGGTCCGCGGCGAACGTATCGGCCAGAAGTGAGGGGGAGACCGACCGCCCTGCCGTGACGGCCTCGGTGATCGCGTCGAAGAGGCGCTGATGAAACGGCTCGAAGAAGTGCGAGCCCCGAAGCCGGTCGGGAAGCCGCTCCATCAGGCCGGTGTCGTAGAGGATCGCGCCGAGGAGATCGCACTCGGCGGGGACGTTGGCGGGCAGGCCTGGCGCTGCGGTTTGGCCGGTCATGACTTGTCGCCTTCAAAGAGAGGCCCGCAGCGGATCGTCTCGGCGCGGTCGAGGGCGGCGTCGGCCCAGCGGTTGAGACGCTCGGCGGCCGCCGGGTATCGCTTCGCCCGGGCCTTGGCCTCGCGGCGCAGGGTGGCGGCGTAAAACTGCTCGAAGGTGACAAGGTCGCGGCGGTTCACGTTGCGCCCCTGTCGTTGGCGGCCTTCGTCATCCGGGCGAAGGCGTGTTCCGCCGCGGCGCTCTTGACGGCCCGGTCCAGCCGGAAGATCGCGCAAACGTCGGCGGCGACCTTGTTAAGCCCCGTCGCCGTCTCGACCCGTCCGATGATCGGGTGGCGCTGCTCGGCGGCCACGTCGATCAGGTAGCCCAGAAGCCCGGCCTTCTCGGCGGGGTCTTGGAGGTCGGCAAGGGCGGACAGGATCAGCCGGCGGGCGGTCATGCGGAGGAAGCTCGCCCGGGCGGCGCGTTCGGCCCTAGCGCGCGGTGCCTCCCGGCTCCGGTCGATACGCTCGGCCATCCAGACCTGTTTCCCGTTGGTCACGCGGCCAGCTCCCGCATCAGGCCGGAAAGGTTGCGGCGGTGCGCCAGCGCCTTTCCGATCCTGTCGTGGGCGCTTTCGAGGGCGTCGTCGGACATGGCCGCGATCCGGTCGTCCGAAAGTCCCCCGCCGGTCCGCTCAATAATCTCGATGCGGCGTCGACGGTTCGGGGTGCGCCGGATGAAGCCTTGCTGCTCGAGAGCGACCACGCTTCCGTGGACCGTCCTCATGCTAACCAGCCCGGTGTGATGGGATATCTCCCGGATCGAGGGCGAAACGCCGTCGACGGTAAGGTCTCGGATGGCGATTAGGACGGCGTTTTCGATAGGGGTCATTTCGGCCCCCGCAGCCCGTAGAGAACCAGGGTCCGCTTGGCCTGGATCAGGTGGCGCACCGGCTTGTGGTTCCGGCGAGCGTCCGCGATCTGGCGCTCTATCGGCCGAAGGGCGCGGCGGAGACGCCAGCGGGCCAGTTCGTAGCGGAAGATTTCAAGGAGGCGGTTCATCAGGTCACCCATCCGTCGTTGTCGTTCATGTGAGCCCGGCAGACCCGGGCGAGGGCGGCGTTTGCAGCGGCTTGGGCTCCGGCCATCCCGGCCACGTCCCGGATCGCCCGGAGGGAGCCCTCGATCCGGGCGGCTTCAATGCGGATGACGTCGGCCATCAGCATTGCCGTGCGGATTTCGTGGGCGACGGTCACGCCGCGTTCTGGCGGGCTTCATCCCACACAGTCCGCTCGGTTTCCCGCCGGTTCGGCCGGTCCCGCTCAATTCGTTCGTGCCGCGTGAAGAACGGCGCGGCGCTTGTCGTCTGGCCCTTGAAAGCCTTGGAGCTATCGACGCCGACCGCGTAATGGCCAGCGCACCAGCCGCGGGCCAGAACCGGGTTGCAGCAGGATAGGGCGGACGCGCCTTCGCCGAGGAGCCAAGTGCACTCCCCATAGGCGCGCTCCACCCAGGGCCGGGCGTTCGGGCTCTCGACGCTTGCGGCGGTCACGCGCACCGGAGGCGGCGCGGCGGCGGGCTTGATCGCGTCGTTGGCCGGCTGGGGGAGGTCGCCGAAAACCAGCGCGGGCTTGTTCTTTGGCGTGGTGATCTTGATACGGGTGACGACTTTGGCGGGCTTCGACGCGGGCTGCCGCGCGTGTGTCATCCAGCCCATGCGGTGAGCCTTGCCGATGATACTGTTCCGGGTAGCTCCGTGGCCGAGGATGGCCGCCACTTCGGTCGCGCTCTTGCCCTCGTCGATGTAGAGCCTCCGCGCCAGCTCAAGCCGGTCGTCGGTCCAGAAGACGCCGGCGCGGGGCGAGAGGCCGAGGCGCTTCCGCATCGCGTCCATCGTCGCTTGGCCGATGCGGAAACGGGCCAGGATCGCGGCAACCGTGACGCCCTCTTCCCAAAGGGCGGTGAAACGGCGCTCGTCGGCTTCGGTAAGGCGGGCTGTCACGGTTGTGCGCTCCGTTGAAAGTTGAGGGGGTCCCAGCGTCCGGCATGGCCTGGGTGACGCAGCCGCATGGCGCAAAGCCAAATTCCGAAGGCGTCGGCCTCGTCGGAACAGGCGGGGGTGAAACCGTAGCGGCGGGCGGCGTCGAGCATCTGCTCCTTGTCCGCCCGGCCGGAGCCCGTGAGGGCCTTCTTGACTTGGGAGGTAGCGACCTCGGCGCACTCGATCCCAAGGCGGTGGCAGACCATTTCCGTGACCCCGGCCATGCCTTGCAGCTTGCGGGTCGTGGCCATCTGGGTCTGGGCCGGAAGGATTGGAGCTTCAAATACCAGAAGGCTCGGCTCGATCTCGCGGACCTTCGGCTCGAGCCAGTCCTGCCAAGCGCACAGGAACCGGCCCACGTCCGGGCCTGTTGAGGGCATCCGAACGTGGCCGAGCGTCGGAACCTCTCCCGTATCGGCGGAGCCGAAGCAGAAGCCGGTCTGGGTCGCGAGATCGAGCGCGAGGGCGGTCATCAAGCGGCGCCGGAGACTTCGGCCGCGTCGTTATCGGCGACCAGTTTGGGCTTTCCGCCCTTGGGCTTGGCGCTGGCTGGCGGCGTCTCGCCGATCATGCCGAGGAGGTGTTCCTGGCCCGAGTGCCAGCCCTTCAT